TACCACCCCTATCTAATATTTTTTTATCCAGTAACGACAAGGCAGTAGCCTTACTATTAGCCTATGAGAAAGAAAGCTAAGTTGGCTGAGCCTAACCATTACGACCCAGAGGCTCCTAACTTTGAATACGACCATCACGGTAACTATTACCATGACAAGATGGCGGCAGACCACCCTACTCACCACGAAGAGGGCTATTTAAGCTGCGCTACCTGTGCGCATGAGCGGGCCTATGACGAGATGAGCAAAGAGCACGGAAAGCGCAATCTATCTCTTTCACAGTTTGCTAGCTTCTTTAAGAGGAAATAATGGCTGCTCAAGACAACCTCTCCAAAGTACAGCGTATCCAAGAGCTTCGTCGCTCTAACGCTGCTACAGCTGTGCCCTCAAAGAAGGTGTACAACCGTAAGAAGATGAAGAAGGTTGCAATTGAGCGCCCAAGATAATATCTCAGGTGAGCAGTTTAAAGGTCATATCTCATTTAACCGCTGGCACGGCACAGCTTTTAGAATCGCCCAAACACCATCAGGAGCAGCACACTCAGTAACAGGTGAAAGACTCAGTGATGACCCAGATAGATGGTCAATCGTGACACCTGAAAATGGGGATGCATTTAACTGGCCCGCTGCTCGTAAAGACTTACAGGTAGTTGCCAAAAAGCGTTGGAACGATATTCAGAAGGACCCTGGTGCTCAATACAAAATGGACCAGATTCGCCGTTCTATTGTTAAGGGGAAGAAAAAGTAGTAGGCTCCAGGGTATGAAACTTGGAAAATACACATTACGCAAACCCTGGACGAAGTTGGTTGACGTAGACTTCCCAGAGGAAATTTACACCGCAATCCGTTCATCTATTGTTGATGACATGATTAACGAAGTTAAAGCCGACGCTAAATACAACGTTGAGCTTCTTAGCCATTACCGAGAAAAAGGAATTTAGATGGAAAAAACATTAGAAGTACACCTACAGGAGCTACGCGAGCAAATCGCCACTCGGATTGAAGAAGAGATTGGCAAGAACATGCCACCCATTGACGAGGTAGAGCACGCCATCTACGAGACCGCCATGTGGTGCGCAGGTGTAGCACGAGGAACCAATGAGTCCTGAAGTACTCTGCTTTAATTGCGGTGGCACATTCACCGTTGCCTATGGCACACCTAACCCGACACAGCAGTGTCCAAAATGCAAGGAAAAAGATGCAAGTAGTTAAAATTCTAAAAGAGTGCGTGTTGTGCAAGAGCACATACCGCCAAGACCAAGCCGCAGAACATTTTAAAAATCACAAATCAAAGGGGCAAAATGAAACTAAAGTTCGGATGGGGTAAGTGGGACAGTTGGGGTTTTGGTATCGCCTACTCCCATTACACCCGTGGTATTTCAATTGAGTTTATTCACTGGTACGCTTACGTAGAAGTTTGGAACACGAAAGGCAATCAATAATGGAAGACAAATATCGTCACGAGTATTTGAAGCAAGCTCAGCAATTTGCAACCCACCACGAATATAATTGGACAAAAAAGCGTGAAGAAAAAGAGTGGCACCACGAACAAGTCAACAAGATAAAGAAACCAAAGCCAGACCCTGCTACTGTTGAGGCAGCACTACGTCTGGAGGAACAGTTGTGGGCGTCGTAGAGTTTGATTATCACGCAGCTATGACAGAAGGTCATACCTTCAATGAATTAGTTGCGCAAAGATTACGTGGAGAAGGAATTGGTTGCACAGTTCCAGAGTTAGAACTTGTAACCAAGGATGAAGATATTCGTCGCTTAACAAAGACGGAGAAGGACATCATCCTAGATAACGGCTTAGTCCTAGAGGTTAAGTCCCGCAACCTAGGTTTCTCAGAAGACCCATCTGTATTCTGGCAATCTAACCTCTATGTAGATACTTACTCTGGTTATGAAGCCAAAGAGATAAAGCCCTATGCTTACGTGATGGTCAGTCAGAAGAGTGGCAATATGTTAGTTGTACACTCCAACACAAAGCCACACTGGTTTAAGCACACCACGCAAGACCCGTATCGCAAGATTACGGAGACATTCTATAAAGTAGATAAGAAACACCTCACCACATGGACTTCCCTCATCAACGAGCTGAAAGGTATGTAATGGCTTCTGGAGAATACACTCTCTATGCAACAAGTATTGATAAGGAAGATTTTGATTGGTTTGAAAAAGCAAATTGCAAAGGAACGGATACAGAGAACTACTTCATTGAACGAGGAGAGTCGTATCCACCTGAGCTAACACGGGTATGTAACCGATGTCCTGTGAAGAGTGAGTGTCTTGATTTTGCCTTTAAATACCAGACCGTTGGGTTCTGGGGTGGCACATCTGAGTTAGATAGACGCCAGATGAAGCGTGCAAGGAAAATTAACGGGTCGGCGTTTAAGCCTCGTTAGGAAAGTCTTCTTCTAATTCGTCTTTGAATCCGTGTGTGCGCTCAGCATGGCAGTTGGCGCACACGAGCTCGCACTTGTCTATCTCAGCCTGGAGGTTCTCAATGGAGAACCCAGAGCGTGCCATATCAGCCACATTGCCACGTTTACCTTCAAGCACATGGTCAAACTGCATCACATAAGGTGGATACGAGACGCCGCAATCCGCACAAGGGTTCGTGCCCTTAACGCCATCAATGTATGCCTTATTACGTCGTCTAATGAGGCGATTATTTTCCGCCGTCTTCTCTTTGATTGCCTCGGCATTCTTAGCGTAGTGCTTACGTGCCGCTTCACTTTGCTTGACTTTGTCCTTAAATGGCATAGAAGAAACAATACACTATGGGGATGAAATGCGTTAAGTGCGAGCACGAGATGGAAATGGGTGTCTGCAAAGTAGACACCTGTAAGTGCATCTGCTCTTGGAAGGAAGACTAATGGCGGTCAAGGTCTACGGTCCTTACGAAGACAAGTCCAAGGGTGGTCGCAAGAAGATGACCATCTACAACACAACGACTAAGAAGTTCAAGTCTACTAACGCAGCTCGTTACGAGAAAGAAAAAGAATTAGGCAAGAAGCTTCCTAAGAGCAAGCACGTTGACCATAAAGATAACAACAAGCACCACGATGGAAAAAAGAATCTTCAGGTTATGGATGCTTCTAAGAACATTGCAAAAGGTAATCAGCACAGAAAAAAGAAGGCAAAGTAATGGCTAAGAATCCATGCTGGGACGGCTACGTTCAAGTAGGCATGAAGATGAAGAACGGTAAGAAAGTACCAAATTGTGTTCCAGAAGGTTCTGGAAAAAAGAAAGTTGAAAAACCTAAGAAAGGGAAGAAGTAATGGCTGAAAAAGGTACAGCAGAAGCAATGATTGAAGTTGCTTTAAAAGAAGTGGGCTATGTAGAGGGTCCAAAGGATAACGAGACCAAGTACGGTGCCTTTACTAAGGCTAACTTCCTTCCTTGGTGCGGAAGCTTCATTATGTGGTGCGCACACCAAGCAGGTGTAAAGGTTCCAAATACAGTTTCAACAATGGCAGGTGCGGCTTCATTTAAGAAGATGGGCACTTGGACAGATGCAGCTAAAGCTGACCCAAAGCCAGGAGACATTGTTTACTTTGACTTTGTTGATGGCGGTGCTCCAATTGAGCACGTTGGCCTTGTAATCTCTAACAACGGTGACGGCACAGTTACTACTATTGAAGGCAATACTTCTGGAGATAAGAAGAAGTCTGCATCAGAGCGCAATGGTGGAGAAGCCGTAAAGAAGGTTCGTGCTTACAAGAAGAACCCAAAGGGTGTACCAGTCTTCATTGAAGGCTTTGGTCGTCCTAACTACGTGGGCAATGAAGTCCACGCAGACGTGCCTGCAAGCCTCACACCAGCCTTCCCAGGCCAGATTAAGCCTGGAGACAAGGGAGAAGCTGTCAAGCTCGTACAGCACGCTCTAACCCTCGTAGAAGACGGGGATTACGGTCCCGCTACAAAGGCTAAAGTAGTTGCTTTCCAAGACAACCACCACCTTGTAGACTCAAACGGCATTATTGGCCCTAAGACCTGGGCTGAATTGGTCAAACTACTCTAATCGGACATTCCCCAAAAGGCCCCCCTGGATGGTAATCTAGGGGGGTTCTTCTTTTAAGGGAGTAGATATGACAACTATCGTTGCTGTCCAATACAAAGATAAGTGTGTCATTGCTGCCGACAATCAGGTGACTGGTGGAAATGGTCGTCGTTACAACCATCCTGATATGAAGAAGATTGCACAACGTGGAGCTTTTTTAATTGCAGGTAGCGGGGAAGTTCAACCTTGTGATGTTGTCCAGCACATGTGGAACCCGCCAAAGTTAACCGCTAAAGACTCTGAAGACATCTACCATTTTATGATTACCAAAGCAATGCCATCACTTCGTAAGTGCCTTTCAGATAATGGCTACGACTTTAACGAGGGCAAAGGAGAAGGAAAAGCTGATGAGAATCGGTTTAACTTCATTCTTGCCGTTGGTGGAGAGGTCTTTGACGTGGCAGACGATTTGTCTGTATGCCGTTCAGAGGACGGCATTTACGGAGTAGGGTCAGGTTCTGATTACGCAATTGGCGCTCTTCATGCTGGTGCTAAACCAAAAAGAGCGGTAGAGATTGCAGCAAAGCTAGATGTCAATACATCTGGCCCAATTCAAGTCGTAGAACAATTCAAGTAATCTGATAGGGTTCAGCCATGGATGAAATCTTGTATCAATCAAAGTCGCAAAAAAAGCGCATTGAAAACCAACTAGAAGCAGAGTCCTTTATCAAAGAGAAGAAGATAAAAGAACTTGATGCACGTTGGGAAGACGCAAAACTAAAAGCCGCAACTATGCAATCTGTTTTAGATTATATGGCTGAACAGTTCTATGCTCATAAAGATGAGCTGCCAAAAGACCTAGAAGAACAAACTCGTGAGCAACTGGGGCTTCGTGCCTCTGAAATAAAGGAGTTTATAATGGGAGAAAAGCAGTACTACATCCAAGCATTAGAAGAGTACAACAAGACCATTTAACCGTCGTGGTTATAAAATAAGGACTAGGGGAGGAATAACGGATGAGGAATCTAATGGCAACATTAAAAAATGTATTGATGCGTATTGTTGCGGTATTTGCAGCAAGCGGTCTTGCAGTTATCGGTGCTGGTGCGATTGCTGGTATCTCAACACTTAAGGCTGTAACAGTTGCAGGTCTTACTGCAGTTGCTGCGGTTGTTGAGAAGCTTGCTCGTGCTTTCATGGATGACGGCAAACTAACACTTGACGAAATCAACGCAGCATTTTCAGCAGTAGATAAGGGCGCAAAGACTGTTGCCGATGTTGAAGTTGAAGAGCGTCAAGCAGCAGATAAGGTAACTAAGTTCGGTGGACTGGTTACAACAGCAGCAGTTGCAGAGGTTGCAGTTACATCAACTGACGACCCTAACTACAACTAACCACCAGTCTTATAAAACCCTGAGCCTTTGAACTGAAGGCCAAAAGAGTTGTAGACACGTTGAAGAGCGTAGCCACACTTGTCGCAGACATAATTAGGTTCTGCATCATGGATGCTACGCTCTTTTTCGTAGTCTAAGTCGCATTCAATACAGGAATATTCATACTTCGGCATCAGAGTTCTCCAAATGTTTCTTCTCGCACATTCGTGCTAAATCAGGTACTACGTATCGTTTATTGCACAGAGCACAAGTGTAACGTGCTAGGAACTCCTTAGACTCCATACTCGTATTATGTCCTTACTTCTTCTGAGAAAAGGGTAAACTAAACGCATGATATCTTCAGTTGAGTTTAACGGCGCTATGCCAGAGACATCTAAGTTTGATGGTCAAGCACCAGCCTCAACACCGAGCTCTCAAGATGGCTTTACAGGAGCAACAGCTGGTAAGCCACCTAGCCCAGGATTCAGCAATTGATAGACACAGCTCACGCACAGAGAGCGCTAACTGCAGCAGACCGTTGCGATAGATGTTCTGCACGTGCACTTGTTCGTGCAACTCTTATTAGCGGTGAGCTTTACTTTTGCGGACATCATGCAAAAGAAACTGGCTATACGCTAGTTCAAAAGTCAGTACAAGTTTATGACCCAGAAGGATTGTTCATCTATGCAGACAGATAATCCAATGACAATGTATGACTATTACAAAACTTGGCAGCCACTATCTGGTCAACAGTTTGGCGGTCTTGGAATGTACGGCGCAATAAAACAAGACGTAGGCAAGTACGACAAAGAGAATTTGAGTAAAACATCATGAGTAATTTGAGCCATCAATTTGACGGAGCTATTGAAGCTTACGAAGATTCACAACGACGCAGATTTGCTCGCAAGAAGGGCGTATCTGGTTATATTGGTAACGGATACTGGTACAGCTCATATCCTTACATGACTGGTGCAGCAATTGCTGGAGACATCATGCAAACTCACTCAGACCCTTACGTTAATCCTGTACAAGATTTAGACCAACACACAGGACAAACAGCAGGTGACAGCACAGGTAACGGTGACGGAGGAACTGCTGCAGGTTATGTTGGAGGAATGGGTTAATGGAAACCCCAAAGTTAATTAGACGCCCATTAAAAGTTAACAACAGAACAAGCGTTGAACAAAGATTTCAACCTGCTACACCCACGTTAAAGTCTCAAACACGTGCATCTATTTTTGCTTGGGCGAGTAGAGGGCGTGGAGTTGAAGGAGAGTCTGTTAACTCTTCGGGTGATGTGGGTTCAAAACAAATTGTTAATAAACGCAGAAAACCAATGTAACTTCTGCTTTAATGTCTTTAGAGGGTCTTATTAACTTTTGAGGGGTTAATGAAAGCACTGCGAACATTCGCAGCACTATTCGTACTTTTATCTGCGGCACTTTTGCCAGCAGTATCCGTCACACAAGCACATGCAGTTACTCTTGCAGAGTACAACGCACAAGTTGCTTCAGCGACCCAAGAAGTTACTGCTGCACAAGCAGCCGTTAATGCTGCACAAACAAACTATGACACACTGCTAATACCTGACACTTCAACTGCAACATCTTCTGCAGGATTAAACGTAAAGGTTTACAACAACACAACCAGTCGTACACCTGATGAAGCAAATCTTTGCGCAACAACTACGCTTTCTCAAATAGCAGCTAACTGGGGCAGTGGCTCAGTACTCGGCTGCAATAGCGACCGTGTAACAGTTCACTACTTCGGCACTTTAACTGTTCCAGATACAGGGGATTATCGCTTTAGAAATATTGCTGATGATGGTTTTTACTTAACTATTAACGGTCAAGTAGTTATTGACGAATGGCGTGACAAGGGTTGTGGCGGTTCTTGGGGTACACCCATCACTCTTACAGCAGGAGTTTCTTACTCTATTGATGGCTGGTATTACGAAAATGGTGGTGGAGCTTGTTCCACTCTTTACGTTTCTCAGCCATCTGGAAACTGGCAAGTAACACCTGCTGCTTGGTTTGGAGCGTCAACTCCAATGATGATTCATGACCCAGCTTTGTTGTCTGTACTACAAGCAGCTCAACAACGTCTTGCTAACGCACAAGCAGCTTTAGCAGCTATCCCACCTTATGTTGCGCCAGTAATAAACGCTCCCACAAATTTAACTGCAACCATAGAGAGCGGCACCGTAACACTTGCATGGAATGCACCAATTGGTGGTACTGCACCAGAGCGCTATGCAATTTTCTTTAGTAACGGTACTTCTGCAGGTTGGGGAATTGCAACAGGTAACGTTGGGGATGCTAACGCCCTAAACACAACTATTACTATAGGACAAGAAGTTTTTGCTGGAAGTGGTGGATTAGATTGCACTTATCAGTTCTCTATTCGTTCCGATAACGATACGCAACATCTTTACTCTGCGCAATCAAACACTGTATCGCTGTTAGTTCCAAACATGGCTCGTATTGCAGCAGAGCAAGCAGCAGCTGCAGCAGCAGAGGCTGCACTTATAGCTGCCGAACAAGCAGCAGCCGCAGAAGCAGCACGTATAGCTGCAGAACAAGCTGCTACTGCAGAAGCAGCAAGACAAGCAGCACTTGCCGCAGAAGCAGCACGCATAGCAGCTGAACAAGCCGCAGCAGCAGAGGCTGCACGAATTGCAGCAGAGCAAGCAGCAGCCGCAGAAGCTGCACGCATCGCCGCTGAACAAGCTGCAGCTCAAGCAGAAGCTGCACGACTTGCAGCAGTTGCAGCAGCAGAGAAAGCAAGACTTGAACAAGAAGCAGCAGCAAAATTAGCAGAAGAACAAGAGGCTGCAAGAATTGCCGCAGAAAAAGCAGCAGCAGCGCAAGCCGCACAAGATGCAGCAGCAGCGCAAGCCGCAGCGCAAGCAGAAGCTGACAGACTAGCTGCCGAAGCTGCAGCAGCAAAAGCAGAGGCGGAGAGAATAGCTGCAGAAGCAGCCGCTGCTAAAGCTGAAGCAGACAGAATTGCCGCAGAGGAAGCAGCAGCTAAAGCAGAAGCTGACCGTATAGCAGCAGAAGAAGCAGCCGCAAAAGCAGAAGCAGAGGCAAAAGCAAAGGCTGAAGAAGAAGCACGTCTAGAAGCAGAACGAATTGCTGCAGAAGAAGCTGCAGCTAAAGCTGAAGCAGACCGCATTGCAGCAGAAGCTGAAGCAAAAGCTAAAGCTGAAGAAGCTGCAAAAGCAGAGGCAGAGAAAGCAGCAGCAGAAGCAGAAGCAAAGGCACAAGCTGAAGCAGATGCTAAAGCTGAAGCAGAAAAACTTGCAGCAGAAGAAGCTGCTAAAAAAGCAGAAGCAGAAGCACTGAAGAAGGCTGCTGAAGAAGGTAAACTAACTGAAGAACAAAAAACGGTTGTTGCAACTGCACTAATTGCGTCAGTTGCTCCTGGTGAAGCACTCTCTGCAGATGCAATCAAAGAAGCAGGACTTGAATACAAAGACTTACCTCCAGCAACACCTGTTGATGTGCGTACCGACGAAAACGGTAATGCAGTTGTAATCACCGCTGAAGTTGCTGCACAAGTTGAGTTACTACAAGACCCAGGCGCATTGTTGTCTACTGCTTTTACTGACCCAGGTGCAGCTCTGGCAGCACTTGGAAGTATCGGTGCAGACATGAGCCCTGCAGAACGCGAAGAAGCAACAAAGATGGTTGTAGCAACAGTTGTTGCTGCAGGTGCGGCAATGAACGCAGCAGTTGGAGCAGCATCAAGCGCTGCATCTGCAGCCGCATCAACTAGTGGAAACACTGGTGGAGGAAATAGTGGAGGCGGAAATTCTGGTGGTGGAGGCTCATCAGGTGAAAGCAAAGGCGTAAGGAGACGTAAGCCATGAGACTACTAAAAGACATGATGGACCAGCTCTGGACATTACTAGGCATGTTTATTGCTTGGGTAGTTCTAGACGGTTCTGCAAAGACAATTGTTGGTTATGCAATTGTTGGAACAATTGTTGCTTGGGTAATCACATATCCACTGCGTAACCGAGAATAATACGAGATTATTATCCCTGAGCAGGGCACTCAGTAAGGAGACACATGGATATCAATACACTTAAGGCTGCAGGAGCTACTTGGCTTCGTGCATCGGTTGCTGCTGTTGCAGCGCTCTACATGAGCGGCATCACAGACCCAAAGACACTGATTAACGCTTTTGTTGCAGGTCTTCTTGGACCAGCAGCAAAGTTTGTAAATCCAAAAGACCCATCATACGGCTTCGGCTCAAAGAAGTAATTTAAGGAGTAGCACCAGTGACTATGTTCTTTACGACTATTGGCGTAGTCGCTGGTGCTCTCATCAGCTTAGGCGTCTTACTGAACCCTCTTCGTAAGAAAGTAAAGCGTTGGGCATCTTGGATGGAACGCTTTATGCGTGATTGGGAAGGCGAAGAAGCCGCCCCTGGTCGTGACCGTGTTCCTGGAGTTATGGAACGACTAAACAACATGGATGGAGAACTTAGCCAAAATGGTGGGTTCACAACCGTAAAAGACCGTGTGGACCGTCTTTACGAAAACCAGACGTTAATTATGGATGCATTTGTAGAGATGGGCGAACGTCTTATAACGATTGAAAATTACCTAACGAATACCCCAACAGAAGAAGAAAAGTAAGGGACGATTAGCACATGGACTTGAGCAGATATAACGGCAATGTAAATGCCCCTGGTAAATTAGCAAGCGCACTAGGCAACATCTCTAACCGTCAAACCACAACAAGCCAAATGGTTCTTCAGCATGGAATGAACATGGAAGCAGCTCATCACGGCAATGAGTTAGCAAAAGATTACGCAACACACGCTGGCAACATTCAGTCTGGTCTTTCTGCACAAGAACACTCACAGACTTCGGCTCTTTCCGCACAAGAGCACGGACAGCGCCTTAAGGAAGATGCAGCAAGTCGTCGCCATGAAATTAAAAAGATTGTTTTAACTCACAACAACGATTTACAAAAAGCAGCTGTTGAACATCACTTGTCAACAGACAAGCTTCGTACAGAATCTGGTCTACGAGTTACAGAAGCAAACAACACTTCTACAAACACCATTAACGAAGCTAATGTTGCGCACAAGCACGCTGGGGATTTACTAAACCGCATTGCTGCATCTGGACAAGGCGGAACAGATGTGTCCTTTAAGCACAAAGACATCAACGCTAAATTTACTTTAAAGACTCCACCAAGCCCTGCAACTAGCCCAACACCAACTGCTGCGCCAAGACAAACTAAGTCTTTTGTTGGTATGCCAGGTAATCGTGCTGGTGCACCTCGTTCTGCATTTGCAGCAGCCGCAGCCGCAGGAGCTAGAGCACAAACTCCAGAAGCACCTAAAGGACCTCAGCCAACTGTAAAGCGTGGAGCTAATGGTCGTATGGTTTCCCTTAAAGAAGCAACTACACCAGTTGCATCTGCACCAGCTAAAAAAGCTCCTGCAAAGAAAGCTGCTCCTGCTAAAGGACAACCAACAGTTACTCGTGACCCAAAGACTGGTCGCATGGTCGGAATTAAGAAGAAGTAATGACTACAAAAAAGAAAGCGCATAAAACTAAAGCGCACAAAACTGCTGCGTGGACTCGCAAAGAGGGCAAGAACCCTGAAGGCGGCCTTAATGCTAAGGGTCGTGCATCTGCTAAAGCACAGGGTCATAACCTAAAGCCACCTGTATCAGCAGACCAAGCAAAGAAATCACCTAAGTCTGCAGCCCGTCGTAAATCTTTCTGCGCTAGGATGGGCGGTATGCCTGGTCCTATGAAGGACGAAAAGGGAAGACCAACAAGAAAGGCTCTCTCACTTCGTAAGTGGGATTGTTAATAAAGGAGTAGAAGAATGACTACATGCGCTAATTGCACTAACAATGCTGCTTTTGTTTATGAGATTTCACCATCACACCAGATTCCATACTGCTCAACGCACTTGCCAAAGTTCCTTAACGACCAAAAGAACGCTGGACTGTTAAAACTTGCAAGTGAGTTAGTTCAGGATAGAACTGATGCTTTTGACGTCTTAGCTCCTAAGACTACAAAGAAAGCTTCTTCTAAGAAAACAACAGAAGAAACTCCTGCAGAAGAACCTGTAGTAGAAGAAACTCCAGCTACACCTGCGGAATAATGCCTGTCATTCGCAAATTTGCGGTACAGGGTCACGCAATACCTTCAGTAGTTCATAGCCCTAGAGGACCATTTCCTCCAGAAGTTTTGGCTGAACCAGAGATGGCATTTGACCCTACTCATTCAGACTCTCTGCACGTAGGGTTAGATGATGTGCGTTTTTTCAGATGCCGTGATTGCGATGAAATAATTTTGGGCGAAGATTTAGACGACCACATCTGTGAGGAATAAACCCTGACATTCCGTCAATAGTCTTGGATACTATCTTTAAGGTTCCCCTAAGCGCATGGGGAAATTACAACCTCTCTAGAGAAAGTAGAAACCATGGCTACAAATAACGACGGTCACTTGACCGCCACAGACGGAAACGTCGCAATTGATTTTGTATGGGGCAACATCCCTATGCAACCAAACGATGACCGTGCAACAGCAGTCCACCTTGACCCAGCAAAGGGTGACCACATTAACTCACTGTCAGGTTGGAACGGTTACCCACAGTACACACCAAACACAGTAGGTAAGGACGTAGCAGGTTCAACTGACTATGTACTCGTTCCTACAGTTCTTGGTCTTACAACAGCTCTTGCTAAGGACGCTTTGGAAGATGCATCACTTGTTGTTACAACAGCAACTGCAGCAACTAACACAGCTACACAGCCAACTGGCGTTAACGTAACTTCAACCACTGCTGCAACTATTACTATTGCAGGTGGAACTGGTACATGGCCTGTTGGAACTAAGGTTACAATCGCTTCAGGTACAGGTATCCCAACAGCAGTTGTTGGTACATGGTACGTAACTGGTGGTAACGGAACAACTCTTATCATCGCAGGTTCAGGTTGGACTGTTGCAAACTCAGGCGCTATTACACCTGGAACAGTTCTTACAGGTACAACAGGAACAGTTAAGACTGTTTCAATTGCAGCGGGTGCAGCAACAATCGCTCCTGCTTCAGCAGTAACTATTACTCCTTGGGCATAAGTAACTAGTTAATATGGTTAGACCTACAGGCGGACGCAGCTCTTCTCGGAGGGCTGCTCCGTCTGCTCAGGAAATGTTAAATGCAATAGGCCGAGATATTTTCGGTGATGAATTTCAAGGTGGGCCAACAGCTTCTTCTAAAGCTGCGTTCAATAAAGTTACTGACATCATGTATGACGATAGTCAGTCAATGGATTACTACAATCCTACTAACTACAGTAACTGGGCTGGTGAAATTTACCAGACTAATGAAGGACTTGCTCCTGGTCGTAGTACTTACGAAATTATTGATTTCAACTCTAATATGAGTTCACAACAGTTAGACAATCCTGCTAACTGGAAAATTCCTGGATTCCAACCAGATGAACTGGAAGATGCTTCCCCAGCAGACTTAACTTTAGTTCCAACATCAACAACTAACCCGCAAAGACCACGCACTGTTGCTGCTGGCTATGATGAGGATGAAGAAAAACTTACCGTAGTATTTCGTGATGGAACGTTTTACAACTACTACGAAGTAAACAAAAACGAATGGGCTGCGTTTAAAGCTAATCGTTCTAAGGGTGCTATTATTGCTCAAATGCTTGACTTTAAGCCTCGTGGTCCAGCAGATGTTTCAAGCCTTTCTAAGCAAGCACAACAAGCGTTCTACCGCTACAGTCGTGGTGCTCAGCTACACATGAAGGGCAAAGGACGAGGCAAAGAACAAACAGGAGTAAGATTCAAAACGTATTCGCAAAAATCAGCAGGTAAAAATCCATCTAAAGGTGGAAGGAACCCTAAAGGAAGATAAATGCCAAAGGTACACAACATCGGACCAAAACATTTTGTACAACTAATTGATTTGCCTGTTATCTGGGGTAAGAAGTTTTTTGTTCGTGGATGGACTCAAGAGATTGAAGAACCGTTTAGAACTTCTGAACCTATTTTAGTAAGATTACCTAAGTACAAAGCACTAGCCTTTGGCAAGTGGACTGGCTTTAAAACTGAAGAAGAAGCACTTAATTCGGCACTCAACACACGGGAAGTAACATACGATGATTTTACGGAAGAAGCAGGATGGACAGCCCCAGACTCGGATAGAGAAGAGAGTCTCCAAGATATCAACGCCCGACTTGATTCTGTGGATGGAACAGTCCATGTACACGATTGGCAAACTTATTACCGATTGGCAGAAGAGTCACAATGACGCACTTCTTGACGAAGTTGTTTTAGGAACAGAAGCATTCCACGCAATCGCTAAAGAACTGAAGAAACGTGCTTAGTATGTGCTATGATTTTCTTGCTTCACCTCTCTCCTGGTCTGGCGACGACCCACAGCAATGTGGGTCTAGTCAATTAATGAGGAAAAATGCCTATTGATTATGATGACGAGAAGTTTGAGGAAATCAATCCTGAGTTTTATTTGCAGGAAGATGAACCAGAACAATCGGAACAAGACAAAGACGAAGCGTTAGACGAACTCTCTCAACAGTTTGTTGACAAGCTAATTGACAAAATGATGGACTTTTTAAAGGTCTTAGTTGGTCATGACTTGCACCCGTATCAAAAACCTTTAGCACGTCGCATTATGGAATCAGTAATCATTAATGATGCTGAAGAAATCACAGCTCTTGCTGCACGTCAGTCAGGAAAGTCAGAAACTGTTGCTGACACTGTTGTTACGTTAATGATTCTTTTACCACGTCTAGCAAAGTTGTACCCAGACTTACTTGGTAAGTTTAAAGATGGTGTGTGGGTTGGTTTATTTGCGCCTACAGAAGGACAGGCAGAAACGCTATTTGGTCGTGCAGTAACCCGACTTACTTCTGAGCGTGCGCTGGAAATTCTTAACGACGTTGAGATTGACGATAAAGCTGCACGTGTTGGTGGAGTAACACGACAAATTAAACTAGCAAACTCTGGCTCTAGCATCACGATGATGACAGCTAACCCTAGAGCTAAGATTGAATCTAAGTCTTTCCATCTTATTGTTATTGATGAGTGTCAAGAAGCAGACGACTTTGTTGTGTCTAAATCTATTGCACCTATGCTTGCATACTACGCAGGAACCATGGTTAAAACTGGCACACCAACAACAAGCAAAAATAACTTTTACAAAGCAATTCAATTAAACCGCAGACGTCAAACAACTCGTGGTAATAGACAAAACCATTTTCAATGGGACTGGAAAGAAGTTATCAAGTACAACAAAAACTATGAACGTTCTATTAGAAAAGAAATGCTCCGCATTGGTGAAGACTCTGACGAGTTCCAAATGTCGTACTGTTGCAAATGGCTTCTTGAACGAGGAATGTTTATTACCTCATCAAAGATGGATGAGCTTGGTGATACATCACAGGAGCTAGTTAAGTCCTGGCATAAGACTCCTTGTGTTGTGGGTATTGACCCTGCACGTAAAACTGACTCAACAGTTGTTACTGTTGTTTGGGTTGACTGGGATAGACCAGACGAGTTTGGCTACTTTGACCATCGCATTTTAAATTGGATGGAACTACAGGGAGACGACTGGGAAGAGCAGTACTTTCAGATTGTTAACTTCTTAGAAAACTACGACGTGCTTGCTGTAGGCGTAGACGCCAACGGTGTTGGTGATGCAGTGGCTCAACGTCTAAAGCTTTTGTTGCCTAGAGCTGAAGTTATGTCTCTTACTTCCAGCCCAAGCGAGCAGTCAAAGCGTTGGAAACATTTACAAGCATTAATCCAAAGAGAAATGATTTCTTGGCCTGCTCACGCAAAGACTCGCAGATTACGTACTTGGAAGCGGTTTTATCAGCAAATGACTGACGCCGAAGTACAGTTCAAGGGCCCTAACTTTATGGTGGCTGCCCCAGACGAAAACTATGCGCACGATGACTTTGTTGACTCTTTATCCATTGCGTGTTCACTAACCCAAGATTTAGTAATGCCAGAGGTTGTTGCTTCTTCAAATCCTTTCTTCGGTTAACCACACAAGACCTTTAAAAAGAGGGAAACTATTACCTGGAATGGCCTTCCATCTACAACCTTAAGGAGTCTTAAAATGGGTATTTCCCCAGCACCGCAGTTCCCAGAGCGTGCGCCACAGGCGTATGAACTAAAGGGAGCAGATAACGCAACACGTCGTGGACCACTTCGCTTTGAAGAGGGAATCGCAACAGACACAGATGTACCAAATGATTTTCAGAAGGGCATGATGCAGGGAATGATTCCTGCAGCAGGTCGTCCTAACCACAATGCAAACGTCTTTGAAAAGCCAGCTGCAGAAACTCTTGCAGAGCGTGCACACGTTGGTTCTGCCTCATGGGTAGAAGCACCAACATTCCTTGGCGAGTTTGCACACGGAACATCAAACGACTACTCAGCTCAAGTAATTGAGACAAAGGTAGTCTCAGGCGGACGCTCACAGCGTCAATCTGCAACAGTCGTAAACGACTAATTTAGACAGACATCCGTATGCCCCCACAGTAGTGTGGGGGCTATCGGGTTATCAAGAGGAGATGTAATGGCTAGTAAACCAGCAAATGAAAAACTTTATTTGATGATTGTTGCTCAGGCAAAGGCTAAGTACTCTAACTACCCTAATCCTGGAGCAAGTCACTGGGTTCATGAACGCTACATCCAATCAGGCGGAAAATTTATTGAGACGAACGAACAGTCTCGCAAGTTAGAAATGCAAAAGAAAAAGCATTCCCGTGATGTTAAGAAGAAGAGTGCTACAGTTAACGCTAAGAAAAAAGACTCTAAGAAAGATAAGAAGAAAGATAAGTAATGTCATTTCTTGATTTTTCTCCACCATCGTATAGAGCCGCCTCAAGCGATTTAACTATCTCTATTTCTCCACTAGGTTTAGTGGAATTAGCTGATGAAGAATTTGAAGTACACGGTCCTCGTTTAAACCGCTACTCACTTAACTGGGCTATGTACCTTGGTCATCACTGGGGTTACCGCCGTGAGTCTGGCGAAATGCAAATTGCGGTTAACTACTACCGTGCGTTCAACGACTTTCTTTCACGTTTCGTATTTGGTAAGGGGGTTCACTTCCGTTCCCCTAAAGCAACGGAAGCAATCATTCCAGACCGCCTAGAACGAATCTGGGAAGTAGACAACGACAAGATGCGTGTTCTACTTGAGATGGGGCAACAGGGCGGTATCACTGGTGACGTATTTGTAAAAATTGCTTATGAAGAACCTTGGGTAGATTCTGCAGGAGGACAGCACCCAGGTAAAGTTCGCATCCTTCCACTTAACTCATCTTTTGCTTTTCCTGAATTTCACCCACATGACCGTACACGTTTGCTTCGTTTTAAGCAGAAGTATCGTTTCTGGGGAACATCACTAGAAGGTACACGTCAGGTATTTACTTACACTGAAATCCTCACTGACGACACTATTGAGGAGTACATCAACGACGAACTAATTGACTCACGTCCTAACCCACTTGGGTTAGTTCCTGTAGTACATATTCCAAACATTCCAGTTTCTGGTTCACCTTGGGGTCTCCCAGACGCACACGACATCATCACAATAAACCGCGCCTATAACGAGATATCAACTGACATAGCAGACATCATTAACTATCACGCTTCCCCTGTGACAGTTATTGTTGGAGCTAAAGCTTCTAACCTTGAAAAGGGCGCAAAGAAGGTTTGGGGCGGTCTTCCAAAAGATGCTCAAGTCTTCAACTTGGAAGGCGGTGCACAAGGTATTGACGGAGCCTTGAAGTACCTAGAACTTCTAAAGCGCTCAATGCACGAACTAATGAACATCCCAGAAACCGCACTGGGACAAGTTCAACCTATCTCTAATACATCTGGTGTTGCTCTTTCTATTCAGTACCAGCCATTGATGAACCGTTATTCACAGAAGGTTGCTCAGTACGGAATCGGCATTGAGAAGATTAACGAGCTCGCTCTCCGCACTCTTGCTCTCAAAGAGCCTATGCAGTTTATGTACAACCCAGATGAAGATGGCCCTATTAAAGAAGGCCAGTTAACACAGCTTGATTTTGCGGACCCTATTACTTACAAGAACTATGTTCAGTTCCCTCAGCCTCTTCCTCTTGATAAGTTGATTATCCTCAACGAAATTCAAACTAAGATTGGTATGGGACTTGAGTCTAAGGAAGGCGCTTTGCGTACCCTTGGCGAGGAATTCCCAGAAGAGAAGCTACAAGAGATTCGTCAAGAGCTTATTGCTGATGCAAGTGCTGATGGCGCTCTACAGCTTGTAAAGATTCAAATCCAAAAGCAAATCATGGATATGACTGGAATGATGCCAGGACCAGATGGAAACTCTGCCATCCCTATGCAGCCAACCGAGTTAGGTGATGGCGACATTATGGGAGATGGAGTTGAAGGTCCTCAGACTAACGACAACGTCAATTCACCAGCAACCCAACAGTCCATGAGTATGGAACAGCAGGCGGAAGCCGCTATTAGAGAGAAGCTTGTCACTGAAGCCTACGGCACAAAAATGCCTCAGAGGAGAACAGTAGACAAGTAAAAAATAAATAGCAATATAACGAGATTTTTTATTCTAAATGGTATGAAATTATCTTGTTAAACCCCAATGTGATACGCCGCAAGGCATACGGACAACGACATAAGAAATATAGGTGATTAATAATGGCAGATAATCAAGAAGTGTTTGAGGACGCAACAACAGCAGCCGTTGCAGCTCAAGAAGTGAGTGAACCAGTGGACCAGGTTTTTACTGCAGATGACCTTGCAAAGGCTCGTGCGCAGGAGAAGTCTAAGCTGTATCCTCAAATGGAAAAGATGGCTAAAGAACTTGACGCTTTGAAGAAAGCACAAGAAGAAGAAGCCGCACGTAAAGCTTCACTAGAGAAGCAAGCACGTGATTTAGAAGAAAAAGCTAAAAAGTCCAAGGAAGAAGAAGAACTTTCTGCCAAGGAACTCCTCGCTAAGAAGGAGCAAGAATTTCAGTCTCAGTTAGAGAACGAACGTCTTGAAAGAGAAAAAGCTTTTGCTCTTCTTCATAAGGAACAAGAACTCAACTACCTAACGAATTACCGTGCAACTCGTGTAGAGCAGGAACGTGACAACATTGTTCCTGAGCTAATTGACCTTGTTAATGGTAATACGCAAGAAGAGATTGAGTCTAGTATCACGCTATTGCGTGAGAAGTCACAGAGTATTTTGCAATCTGCGCAAGCAGCAATGCAATCTGCAAAGCAACAAATGGTAGGCGCACGAGTTACAGCGCCTGCATCAGGACCCCTGGATAATGATTCGGAACACAATTCGTATACACCTGATTCAATCAGGGACATGTCATTGGCAGATTATGCGAAACAAAGAGCCAAACTACTTGGCACTGCAGCCAGCAACCGTGGTCAGGGACTGTTC